GAAAATAAGCCGATTATTGCCATGGATAAGCATCATAAGCTCAAGAAAATCTCTAACGCCGCGCCGGGCGTATATAAAAATACGGATATCGGCTCCCCCAAATCAATGATATCAAATGATACGCAGAGTCCCGAACTGAGTGATTCGGACGAACATCCCAAGCTAGGAGCCAAGGACACGAGGTCTATTTCGGACCTACCCTGGGTTAGGCGAGCACGCGCTCTATCAACAATTCCGGACAGCATGTACTGGCGGGGGAAGGGCGAGCAAAGTGTAGTTTTTATCGGGGGCTATGACGCCTCTGAGTCCAGGAAATGGCTCGCTCAGACGCATAAGTCTGGCCATACGCATAACAAGGGGAAAACCAGGCCTCACGGACCGAGCATCGGTAGGGCCGGCATACTAGCCGCCTCAACCAACTCATCCGAACGCCCTGTGCCGGTGCCCATGCCGCTGGATATGGCCGTCAGCATGTTACACCGATCAGGCGATAACGGAAAGGTTTCAACAAGAGATTTGCTGAGTCTAATGCCTTCCGGTATTAACTTGGCAGATTGGACGGAACAAGCGGAAATAAGAAAAGTGACTTTCATTACGAAAAACGCAGCAGATAAGTGGCTTAATCAAACCCAGAAGGCCGGAGTCGAGCACGGCTCAAAGAAGCAAACAAAGAAAAGTAACATTATGAAAATGACTGATGTATTACACGCAGATAGCGAGGCGAGGCCTTGCTCAAGCAACGACAGCTGCGAAGACGGCTTGTCAAAGAATGGAAGTGATCTAGAGAACGATCATGCGGGAGACGGCGGTCCTGATTTGGGCCCACAGACCCAGGTAAAGGCTGATACTCCTAAACAGAAGCAGAAAGCCAGTAAGAAGGCGAGGAGAAAAATGGCTCCAGAAGTGCCGAGTATGTCCCTTGCGGGCAATAACTCATTGTGCGAAACGCCAATGAATATTGACCTAGACACCCTCTCTGGGGATGGGATCTCCGATATAACCGCCAGCACATGCCAGGTGCCGGCCCCTACCGAGGACGCCAGTCCCGAAGGAAATGTCACCGCCTCGGACCCTCAGCCGAGCGTCGTCTTCAATGGCGACGATATCCTTGGCTCCGTGATGGCAATCATAAGTGATAATATAGAAAAGATAACGGATTTCTTCTCGACTAAGATATCCGATCTGACTGTGGTTGTGACATCTTTATCCGACCGGGTGACCCGCCTAGAGCAGGATTCTGCCGATGATCGTCGATCGCTAGCCGAGTTTATCTCTGGTAATAAAGCAGTGACACCAGAAATGGCCGTAGAATCACACCAATTCAAAGCTAAGGTCTCGGCTCTCGAATCAAAGATCTCTAGCCTTGAGAAGAATTATCAGGACTCACAGAGGTCTAATTCCAAGTTGTCTGGGCAACTGGCCGAACGGGAGATAGTTATCAAGAAGTTGACGAACGACGTGGATGAATTACGAACTACAGCCGTCGCTTTACGTTCGCGTGAAGAGAGTTTGTCAAAGAGGGTCACTGAAGTAGTGTCTTTGTTCCCTGACTTGGAGGAGAAGTATAGAAGTGTGGAACGGAAAGCACTTGACACGATAGACAGTATTTCTAACGCGAGTTCAAAAACGATCGCTGATCTAAGGTCCACTTTGGATAGCGCTAACAGGCAGATTGGAGTCTTACAAAAAGAGATTACGTCGGCCAGGGCTTTCGAGTCAGCTTACAAAGCCCGGTTCGAGTCAACCGAGATCCGCCTGACCTCCGTTGAGAAAGATATGACGGGTCTTCAGACCTCTTCTGTTATAAGCGAACGAAAGGCCTCCTACGCTGAAGCCACTGCCATAGCAATCCCGGTCGACTCAGCTGGCGACGGCATCTCGGGTTCGGCCGGGGACGAAGGGCCGACTGAGAAGGCGGCCGTCAAGATTATCGACAGGATCGTTCTATCAGATTTTATCGTCGAGGGTAACTTCTCTGACGCTAAGTTGGCTGCAGCCGGTTTCGTTGAGGTCACTTCTAAACCTCCCCGCGGAAAGGATTTGACTTGGTTTTCAACGAAGGATTCCCCTATAGTTATTAAGGCGTTAAAGCTAGTCCTTAACCCTGGAAGAGGAACTTTCTCATTGGAGTCCTTGTGGCTCAACAAGGCCTCGAAAAAGTTGTACTTCAATGATGCTTCCAGCGTTGCCCTCTTGCTCCCGAGGACCTGTCCCATTTATATCCAGACCGAGAAAGAGAAGGTCAAAGTGTGGATTAACGCCGATCTAGTAACACATAAGGATACAGATGTTAGAATTATAGCTTCAGAACTGTCTAAAGCGACTCCGGGACGCTGGGACTTGCTTGACCCAAATGACCCTGAGGTTTTCCACCGCAAGACGTTTTCAGATGAAGACCGGCGAATTACTCGTGAACGGATCTTTTCGGCAATTTCGGAAAGCGAAGCATCTCCTATTACGGCGATCACGCCGCTCGCAGCCGCTACCGTACTGCATAATCTCGCCGGTAATCAAGTTACTCTGCCTTCTACGACAATAAGAGACGCAGCGGTTTGGGGATGTAAGACGCTCAGTAAACACGCTAGTCTATTGACTTTCTCTGCGGAGCTATCCAAGATTCAGAGGTTCAACAATAATAACCCAGCCACGGCCAAGTCCATCGCTTCGCTCATCTTTGACGTCATGGAGTGGGTCAACGGGACCCGACCTTTAACGCCGGGTCCGGAACAATGTCCGGTGTTTAACATGGCCGTCCAGAGTGCCATCATAGCCCAATCGGACCGGTGGAGTGGGCTTTTTCCTAGTCCCTATGGGGCTGGAGCGGTCAATTTAGATGCTTTAAGCTCTCGGGGAGGGCCCGCCAGACGGGGTAGGGGCCCCTCACGGAACCATAGAGATTAGTGTCTCATAGTCTTTTTAACTGACGATTTATGCTTATTTGAGTATTATATGATATATCCTTTACTGCTACATCAAAACGTTGTTAACTATGAGTGACCAGAATAGCAATCACGTATCACACCGAGATGACGGTGAACTACCAGTCACTGGTCAGGCCCACGCCACTAAGAAGCGTTGCCTGAGTATATCCACCAAAAAAATTTCCCGGTGGGCTGGGATTATAAGTAGTATCTTAAATAAGTGTACCGGCCTCCCGCAATCCCCGGGAGTCACGGAGGTTGTCGACTTGGTTAGCCAAGTAGCCAAGGAAGTCGCTGACGTTCTAACGACCGAAGTGGACGACGACGACCCTTCTAATTTACAGGAGATATACAAGGTACTACACGACGGATCCGAGCCCATCTATTCAAGCTTCCCCTTGTCGCTATGTAGCTCTGTCGGACCTATATCGGACATTGGGTCAGGTTTTCTATTCTCCAGAACCAGGGGAACGACCCATACTGAGACTTACAAGCTCGATGGCTCGGAGAAAAAAGTGACCTTAAATATTAACGGAAGTGGAAAACTCGCTAACTGTGATGGTGGGAAACTCTGGGTCCGTCAATCAACGCTGCGCGGCGGCTCGAGTGATAACGTCGTCTGGGTCTTTAATCTCGTCGATCCGAATGAGGTTATAGATTTCGATTTATCGTATGGACTCATAAGAAAGAAGATAGTCAACTTATGTCCAAGGTAGGAAGATCAGGCGCTCTATCATATAGTACTACTCCTTCTCATGGAAATTTCGAAGAGTATGGGGGAATGGAGTGTGTGTACTCTACAACAGCGGGCTCTCCGCCAACATACTACAACCACTATCACATTGGTTTTTATACGTGCGTGCTCCGGCCAAATATGGATCTCGTTGATGATTTAGAAATGGAGTTTTTCGCTCCTTATGTTACGGGACCAGGGACGACGGGCAACGGTACCTCTCCAACCGCGACCATTATAGTCCGAGTATTTTTATTCGATGGGGCCAAGGACGCTTTTTCACCGACTACCCTGTCCGAAGCCGTACGCTATACCGATACGTTCTTCGGGTCAGGGATCAACACTTACAGGGCTGTAAACCGCAGCATGGGGTCTAGGGGTGCCTTTCCAGATGCAGAGTCTGCCCGCCAGTGGCACGACTTCGGTAGTACCTGGATAACTCCGACTTCTGAGCGTCAAAGAATGATAGCGGGATTGTACGGCTGGACTGCAATGCGGATGAAGCGTTTCGTGCTCGGCACTGGTGAACCGTTAAGAATAACGGTTCCGATGGCTATTCCAGATACAGAAAACCACCGCCGGTTAACGGTCATAGCTTACGTACCGTGGTGGGGGTCTGGGGATTGGTCATCGGGGAATACCCTGACAATCCCTTATTGTTTCTATAGTAAGCAGTTCCCCGATCCGGACCAATACCCGTTTACTGTTGGTCTGAAATCCGGCTCAGCCGTGGCCGTATCAGGCACTCCGTCGGTCTCGATAAGTAATACTCCCTCTGTTCAGGTTCTGGGGACTCCCTCAGTTTCTGTCAACAATACTCCCTCTGTCAGTATTTCGGGGACTCCTACATTTTCAATATCAGGTATTCCTTCTGTCGCTGTATCGAACAGTCCTACTGTGAGTCTCTCTCCCGGGACTCAGGTAGGACTCGTCGCCAACACAGAAGTCAGAGTGGGTAATACTGTGGCGGTCTCACCTCATGCGGTTAGTGTCTCAAGCATGCCTAGTATCCAACTCTCCAGCGGTTCTGTGAGTATCGCGGGGACAGTGTCATGCCGGCTCGACGCTTCTACCATCGATCTGCCTGTCTACTCCACGTATGAGAACCCCGTCGTCGTCTCGACACTAGGCACCATCACCACGGATGCTGGTTCAGGCGGTTTTGAAACTGTTCCAGTCCACTGCCCTTTTGAACTATCGGGATTCTCGGGGGCGGCCGAATCGGACCTTTCCGATATCAAGGAATCTCTATCGAATATCTCAAATATAATTTCAGAGGCTCCAGGCACGGTGGATAATCCACTGATCGTATCGTCTGGCAACTCTGAATTGCTGATATCTAACGTAAAATCCGTGACGAACATAGTCGACGGCGTAGGCGTGATTAGTACCGAGACAAGGCCATTAGAGGTGACCAATGTGGTGGCCGTCGCTAACGTCCAACCGCTAACGATCGCGGCGGGTGTCCCGCTTCCAGTGGTCATCGATTACCCGGACGGATGGTTCATGCCGGTCGTAAACTTCGTCGGCCTAAACGAGGACGGGATAGGGGAAAAGCCTTTGTTAGTGCGCATCGACGGAGTTGAGAGCGGTGGGCTAACGGTCAATCTATCTACGGCAAACAGCGTCTTACAAGTGGAGGGCGAGGTGCGGGTGAGGAACGCAGATAATAACATCCTGAAGGTGGACATATCTCCAGACGATACGGTTGCACTCGTTAGAACTGTCGATAATAGCGTTTATACAGGCCCTCGTGACGACAGTAATGATTGACCCCCTCCCATTAATTAGCGATGAAAACATAGCCAGAGGTCAATTCGTATTTGAATCCACGGTAGGTTTGGTCGACTTTGAACCGGGCTTTATAGCAATTGAACGACTATTTATCGACAACCACAGAAATTACATAGATACTGAGAGAAACAAAAAGAATAACTCGAAAGGGGGAATTTCCGCTGCGACTAGGAGAAAAGTGGGAAAGAAAAATTCGGAAGCCTGGGCGACTAGGCTTTCAAAAAAGGTATCTCAGCATTCGGTAGAAGAGATCAAGACGTGGCAGGCGAACACACGCTGTAAGTACAGCATCCGCCGAATTATAACCAAACATGTCGACAAGGAGTCCGATGGGACGGTCCATCTAAGGTTTTCCCAACTATGGAGGGAACGCGTCGGATGGTCTGACCTCCCGGACGAATTAATCGAGCGTATGACTATATTAAATGTTACTGATTACAAGAAGTGGGTTTCTAGGGTTAACGAGAAATGGAGGAAAATGGAGGACACGGCCGCTAGTAGCGAGACACCGTCACCCAGAGGTATTCCACGGAATGATATATCAGACAACATATCAGAGCAGAGCGACAGTTCGATTTGTTGCACGACCGAACCATTTGACGATGACCCCTTACTATGACATCTACCAACACGCAGACTCACCCTGGAGCAGGGGAGCAAGACCAAAGTTTAGCCAGTTCAACTGGAAATATGATTAATAACTTAAATGATGCATTAGACAAGTTGTCTCACTTGTCTTTCAGCGAAGCAGATCCAACGGGTTCTCGGGCGAGACTCTTGTCTGGACGCAAGGCTTTCTGTTTAACTCGGACAAGCAAACACGTAATACCTGACCATACCCTAATTGCCGGGGCCGTACAAGAAAGGAAGAATATAGAGGCTGTAGTTCCTTCCGTATTCACCCCTTTATCTGAGCTCGGTGCAATGAACACGGAGGTGGTTAATGTCGCTCCGCGCTTAGCTGGTGGAGCCGCTGCTGCTGGCGCCGCTCCTCTTTCGCAAGCGACGTTTTTCGACGACCTCTTCTGTAATTTCAGAACATACAACACGTTTTGGGGCTTAGTCGAAAATTCAGCCCAAGACCCAATATACAGCCGAATCAAAGAGAATCTAGAAAAGAAGACCTCGGCCCAAGCCACCAATTATATGACTGCCAGGGAGAATGCCGCGTATTTCGACGGATATAGGTTTGACACTGTAGATTTTGTCGTTAAGGCTGCTATGTCGGAGCCGATCTATGGAATAAACAATACCATTCCTTTGCTGTCTCTTACTCAGCTCTACTCTGTCATCGAGACTTTTACCAGCTATGACAGTGATACATCCTTCCTAGATTGGGCTACGCTGAATAGCTCTGTTCTCCGGGCCAGCTTTAACGCCGATGCTGCTTCTACATCGGCAAATATATCCAGGGGGTTCAGGACACGACAGGTCAATAATGCAGCGGTAGCCGCCAATTTGATAGTTAATATGCCAGCCGGGGTGGCTCAAATTGCTGATTGTATCCCTCGCTTGACGACTCGGGATCGAGACATTGACAACAATAATGCTTTCGCCGCCGCTCCAGTCTACGAGTTTCCTGTGGGTAACTTCGGCGGCAACGCTCCTGGCGTAGAGGAAGATCGTACCCCTGACATTTCTAGGGTCGCTCATGACGACGAAGAGGTTGCTGCCTTTCTGGCCACAGACGCTTTACTCGATAGAGATCAGCTCGGCTCTGTCGGCATCCCATCAACGCGGCCTTCCGCTGCTGATGGTTTCAGACCGCCGATTTTTCCCAGCTGCATATTTGCTACCAACGCTAATAAGGACCCTTCGGGCATACTCCGTAATGGCTATAAAACAATTGTTGTCCCGCTTTGGGCCTTTGATTCTTACTGGGGGCCTGATTCAGCAGGTGTAGCTTTATACCTGGCGGCCTTCCTGCCACCATTCCTGACCCCTTTTTGCAGGCAAAACCTCAGCATCCGTCAAACTACCGCGGGAGGAAATAATAGATGGCAGCACCCGGCCACTTTCCTATTTAACGGTTCAGCCGCCCGATTCAGGTGGAGCGACTGGTTCGACATGAGGGTCATCCTGCCAGCCAACTCTGCTGGCGGAAAAACGAACCCTCTAATTGAGGCACAACCGTATCTGCCGCGTTGGGGTCCGATTCCGGTTGATTCTACTGTACCAGCGGCGAACGCCGCCGCGGGCCCAGCGCAGAGCGTACCTAGTGCCCAGATCCTTCTACTTGGGCAAGATAATCCAGCTGGCGGAAATCCGATAGACTGGGCTGGGGCATCCATACCGGTAATTAACTACATCATGTCTCATATTCCTAACTTCACGCTGGCTCGTGTGTCCTCTATGATATCTAGGCTGAGGGCAGTTGATGATAAGCTAACTGATGCCATGAGCGTACTGGCGGGTGTGACTGTCGACTTCCCTCCGTGTCAGGCTGTCTCGACAACTAATAACGCCAATTATGGTACTCTCGCTACGTTTAACAACCCTGTTTGCTGTGGGAAGGAGGCAATAGGAGTACAGGTGGGTTTGAGAGCAGATGTCTCGCAAGTGTATGGCGCTGGAGCAGTAGCGCCATCGGCATATGCGTTATCATACGGGGCAATGGACCTACGCTCCACGATGGTCGATATGTCTTGTAGGTTCAGAGGCTTGGCCATGGCTGGCGATACCCACTCTGAACTCTTACTTCCCGGCTTCGACGCGACTGCTCTGTCGTTATACCTCGCTGGCTGGGTTATGGCCAGTCCAGCAAAAGAGACGGCTTCTGGCATATCTTTGAGCGCGGCAATCTCGTCACGGGGCATAGTACCTACTTTGGCTGCACTCGCTACGGTCGAACTGTCTAGGACACTCAAGGTGGTGGAGGACGCCAACTTACCGACCTGGGGCTTTAATCTATCGTCACCAGGTAGCACAGGGATACTATGTACCCATCTTTCCGAAGACCTTGATATTATCGAGTTCTCCGCAAGAAGCAACGCTAGGCGTACCAAATCCTCTCTTATTCCGAGCATGTTGGGATCGGGTTTGGGGATGGAATGTTACGCTGGCCGGCTCGATGACTCCTCCAGTTTCAAGACTGCCCTTAGCAATATCTTCATGTTTCAGGCCAGAGTGGTCCGACCGGCTTTAGCAGCCGGAGCCGGTGTTCTCGGGCACCCTGCTTTTACAAATAACTTGCCCCACCTGCCTCTCTCAGACCTTTATGACGGGGTGGAGGTGTATGGGATAAGGGGAATTAGTTGTCCCATTTCGCTATACTATTCAACTAACGCATATAATATGACGATGAAGACCTTACCCGGTGTGACGTCTTTTCAGGTCGGGCCTGTGGCTATGAAAGAACTAATTGGGAGAAGTGTCGAACCGATAAGGGGCAGGAAGGTGCCGTTAACTATACCTGTCGATTCCAGCGAAAGACTTATGGCCATACAGCCTGCGAATGGGGATTTAGTACCTGCTGTAGTCAGGATGACGGACGAAGATAAACTATATGCAACCCAAGAATCGGACGTATCTGCCAACTGGGATGACCAGCTAGCAGAGCTCTGGTCTTCGCTCTTCGACATGCAGTTCCAGCGTGGCACCGTTCCACTCCCAGCCATCACCGGAAACGTCCGAGCGAGGAATACCGAGATTGGTCTCTTTTCTAAGACAGACACTACTATGGCGGACTCGGCCAACGTATTCGAAGTGGGTACGCCCATCGTCATAGCCGCCGTTAATCACTGGCCGGCTGATCTGGAGCCCACAGTCGGGTTACGTGGTATTGACTTAGCCAACCCGATGACGGCTGCTCAATATAATAGTGCAGCTTCTTTCTCTATGGAAGAGGCCGGCTTAGGTTTCTTGTTTTCTGAGGATCATTGCTGGTCAATCCAGGCCGGCGGGGCGGTGGCGCGGAACGCTGGACTCGGCTCTGGCCATTTCCGTATCCCGTCGTGTAACCATCTCAGTTTGAAAATGTTCTTTCCCAGGCTGTCATACAACGCCGCCGCTACTATTCGCAGTACTATGCTAACTTCTGTAGTCAATACAGGAGCTCTCTCGTACGTTACGAGTAGGGATGTTGTACCCGTGAGGATGTCGGCTCCGTATATCAAGAGCATAGGGTTCTCCCGACTGACTACAAAGAAGGTAGTCTCAGAAGTTGTCGGGAAAGAAGGCCCTGAGCCAACCACCATCAAATCCGAGGTTGGCTCGAAGGTTTCAGCTATTATAATTAAGGATCTCCCTACCATAACCCCAATTAATGCTGTCGAGACTATTTCTGGAGCAGTGCCTGGTTCGGGCGGGGAAGACGAATGATGATTGGGAGGACTTGGTCAGCGCGGCCAAAATGAATCAACGCCTCCCGTTCTCAGTGGGGAGGGTGAGCAACTATACACGCTATTTTTCGAGGCAATTACGTGACGTTGTGGAGGCCAGCGATCCGTTGCCAATCCTGATGGGGCCAGTCTCTGGCTCGATAGCTGAAACGTGGTCGACCGGTATAAAGGACAGCCCGATAGAATATAAGCTAATGCGCTTTCGAGGCAGCGATTTTATAGACTTCGGTCTATATGAGCGGCTCCATCTAGTTAAGCGTTTACCTATGGTGTTGGCGCAAAATTTAATTCTGTGGGAACTAGCGACTGGCGAGAAGCTTGACGATCTATACGCTTTAGGTGCTCTTAACGACTACGACTCTTTCCTCCGTGTGTCAAAGGCTTTAAACCTAGCTGCTAAAGATTTCTTGCTTAAGGATGTCAATAGGCCATATATGGAGTTGCAAGCTCTGACGGGATACCAACTATCTAGCTCGGACGAGCGTATGGCCGAACTCAATGCCGACGTAGTTGAGATGATTAACGCAGGACCAAAGTACGTCCCAGGTTACAAGGAGGACTACTTATCGAACTACGGAACTTACTCAATGAAATTGGGCCAGGCCAAGCGCACTCTCGAAGACTTCATTAGCTCTTCAGATTGGATGGCCGATGGCGGAGCTGCTATGCTCGGAGCTGGTAAAGTCATAGCCCAAATCGACGAGACCCAGACGCGGCTCCGTTTGACTAAGAGGCGGATTCCATATGTCTTGGAGCTAGAGGAACTGCTTAGACAAGTGAAAATAAGAGCCGGAACATGTTTCGTCGAAGCAGTTATCAAACCTGAGCCGCAGAAACAACGCTGGATATTCAATGTCGACACGGCATGTAACGTGCTGCTGAGCTACTTATTCGAGGGTATAAAGGATTATAACCTGGAGTGTCATTCAGCGGGCGAAGATTTCGGTGGACTGGTCTCGCGGCTCTACAACATGCTATCAAAGAAATCACCGGTCGCATCTCATTGGCTGGACGAAAAGTTAGGACCGATCATGCCCCTACTGGTCGAACATGGCCTGACGAGGGTGTTGCCAACTCCCAAGAGGTATATCTATTGGATGGGAGACATCGACAAATTTGACCATTCGGTACAATTATGGCAAATCGACAGGTGGATGGAAGAGGCTTGTAGAGGTGTGGACCAGACTTTGGCGACCTATGCCCGCAACTCCACGTTTAGCTGCAGGTTATTGGATCCAACGTTGTCGACGTCAGATAAATCCAAAATCAAGTATAGATTGGCATCCGCTAAGACGGTGAGTGACGTGGAGAGGGAATTAGCATCCCCGGAATGGTTAGAGGTTAACGCTAGTCTTTTGAGCGGGCTCAGAACGACTAGTGTCTTGGGGAGTGATGTCAACGGTCGGAACTGCATGATGGCGCGTGACTGGATCAATCGCGAACTGAATAGAGATGCCGTAACATCCGTCAACGTGCGCGGGGATGATTCAATAGCGCTTTGCGACAGTCCTGAGGTGGCGATGATGTTCCACATACTCGTGAACGGAATGACTAGTCTAAGCGACCAAAAATCTAGGATTTCACACTCGGGGGAGTTCCTACGCTTGCAATTTGTTGAGCCGGGCTTTTCTGACGAAGTAGCGGGCGTTGTCGGCATTCTATCACGAAGCATCGCTACGCTCGGAGAACGTAAACCAACATCCAGCGAACAAATCGACACGCTCATCCCAAAAGCTAGGGAAGCATTAGACGCCGTCGAGACATGTGTCCGCCGCGGGGCGAGAGCCGCACTACGCGAGTTCGTGGAGTACGTCGCAAAGAAAGCTTTGGCAAGTAAAGCAATTTCTGGATTGATACTCGGCGCTCCACGCTCTGTAGGCGGGCTAGGATACGGGCGGGTGAACGGTAGCGTTTGGTCTAGAGATGATAAGGTAGACGGCAAATTGTTAACAAAGACGACATGGGCCAAAAAACTCATGGAGGAAAAATTCAGCTTTACTCAACTACGGGAAGGTGAGGCCGAATCCTTGATCGATATGAACCTATCCAGTGTCTTAAAGGTTAGCGACGACCCAGAGGTGAAGAAAATAGTCCGTGATAAGCAGGTGAGGCCGAAGTTCGTTCGGGACAGTCCTTTCATACGCTGTCAAATTAATGAGAACTGGCTCGATTATATAACTTGGTCTCGAACCTCGGACTTTGGTTCGGACCCGACCCTCGCCGTGAGGTTGGGTCTGGCGAGTGATCTCGCCCGCGTCCGACAAACGTCTCTACGAGATGAGGCTGCACCATCGGACTTTTCACGTCTGCTGGAGGTAGAGAAAAAATATAAGTTTTCTCGCTCAACTGCGATATCGTGGTTGAGCGGAAATATTGGTTATAACACTTCCAACGCAAACCCTGAACTAGCTAGGATTATCAACCAGGTTAGCGCCTATTCCTATGCTACCAAGGCTGTTAGAGACGCAAATACGCATAAGCACGTACTCGCTGACCTCGGCTATAGGACTGGTGAGCTGTTACAACAACGCGCTCGCGCGTTGTTTGGGTGGTAATACCCGGTTTCTAGCCTAGGGCGCAGACGGTAACCATTAATCAATAAGTCGGGGTATATTAATACCCTGGGCGGGCTCTCACGAAAGAGATTTAACATCAAGCTACGCC